TTTCAATTCAGTTAAACTATTCACATCGATAGGCTCGTTTGCTTTTTCAGCAGAGCTTTTGTCGCGAACAATTACCGGAGCGAACGAAACACAATCAGCTTGTTTTAATTCTGCTTTCTTCTGAGTCATTATGCTTTCCTTGTTCTTTACAAGAAATTCAATTAACTCCTTTTTCGTTTTAAATTTTGATTCGTCAAATAATTCCATGACGTTATTTTTTAATTAATTCGTTTACTTGTTTGTGCTTCAACTTTCGTAGCTTTTCAATTTCCTTTTTGCTGAACTTATTTTTAGTCTTCTCCATCGTTTCCGTTTTTCTTGTCCCATTCGAATTTATAAACATCACCGTCGTCAACCTTTGCCTCTTCGATTAGTTCACGGTATTCATTTACTGTAATAGTATTTTCAGTGTAAGCTTCTTTTGCTGTTCTACCTTTTAAATTAAGTGCAATTGCTTCGTCTTTTCTGGCCTGTTGTAATGCTGGTATGTGATCCCATGTAGTTTGAATTTCAAATCCATATCTGTAAGTATCTAATCTATCAGACCAGTATAAATCTTCATCGGCTACCATAGGAATGGTGGTGTCTTGATATAAACGTCTTACTGATTGGATTTGATTCTCGTATGTTGCACCTTGAATATAAGTTTTAATTAATTCAGGTGGTACTCCAAATTCGTTACCTATTAGAATAGCATTGTTTGAAAACTCTTCATAGATACCAAGCTCCTTTGAATTCATTACAGTTTTAACGTACTCCAAAGGAACGGGTGAAATCATAAACGGGTTTTGTCCGTTCAATAGACCGTAGTCTTGTTTGTGTGCATCCTGAACTTCTTTCTTTTCTTCCGGTGTCCAAGGAACTGCACTGTTCATCCCGTCCTTTTTCTTGCCTTGAATGATACCCTGTTGACCTCTGTGTGAAAGTATAGAGTTCATTGCCTCAAAAGCTTTCTGCGTGTTGCTGATTGGCATCTTTAACACTTCGAGTTTAGAAATACCCATTATGGTAGATTCTTCACTTGAAATATTAACTTCATTGAAATGAAATATCCATTCCGGTTCGTACTCTTCAATCGGATTTACATTTGTTCTGGCATATTTGCTTATGATTCCTTTTAATTCTGTTTGACTGTATAGTTTGCCTGTTTTCTTAACGTCTATAAACTGACTTGGTAAATTATATAAAGCTCCGACATTCAGTAAATCAATAACTTTATCCATTCCAATAGGCAATACTGCATTCACATATCTATTCCCAAATGTTTTAAGGTAGAATGTCCCCATAAATGCAAATTCCTTAGCTGATTGTATGGGATTTGGGCGGCGTACTAATAATTGGTGTGCTTTTTGGATTGCTGTATCGTTTTCAGTCCATGGTATTATTTCGCCTGTTTTCACGTCAATAGCAACCTTTTTGCCATTACTTGAAGACGTTGCGAGTAAATTGATAGCTGATTTGACAACCGGATTAAATCGGACAGCCTTTTCAAAGTCTAACGGTGTAGACAGGCTTATCCATGAGGGTTTGTCTGCTAAGTAATCTAATGAAAGCGGCGTACCCGTTTGATTGACAGTAAAGGCAGAGCTCCTTAATAGTCTATTGTACGCCAAATTGTTGAAAAACGAATTCAATCCAAACATTCACTATTTTGTTTTCACAAATTTAGCTATAATAAATTAAATCTACAAATAAAATGATAATTGTCATAGTTTTTTAATTATTTTCATAAAAAAAAGAGACGCATTATTGCGTCTCATAGGATGACAGAGATAATAAGACATATAGTTAATTTATAGTTGAATAAACTATAGCCCCCTACCTTTAAAATTCACTGATTCCGGCGGCTCTGTGTATGTTATTTTTCCATCTGTGTTTACTATTTTAGCCCACACTTTCCACGTTCCTTTAGTAGTAATCGTATTTGCCATGCTGTAGGTTATTATATTACTCTCTTCATCTACATCGGTAGGCTCTATACCGTCTAGGATTTGATTGTTTGGCATCCTGTATTCAATAGTTACAGCAGCTCCAGTTAAATCTTCAGGTGCTTCTATATTTATAGTGAAATCACTTCCCTCTATTGGCATGGTCTTTTTCTATTTAGTTTAACTTTTACGCTAATTTCTCTGTTTACAAATATAGTACAATTTTGTGACCTATAAACATTTGGATATGTTATTATGTCAGCACTAGGTACTTCGACTGATTCTGTTAACCCCTCAAATGGTTGACTAATTATCTCAAAGTCTCCTGACAAAGTTTGCGTTTGAAATAAATCTTCGCCGCTAATTAAATGAATCTGATCAATTAAACCACTTTCAATTGATTGGGGTTGGTTTAAATTGACTCCTGTTATTTCATGGGATTGGCTTATTTCTCCACTCTCTAAACTTTGGCTTTGTGTTAAGTTTTGCCCCTCTATTAAATGATTCTGTTCAATGGCCCCTGATTGGATAGATTGACTTTGATTTAAGTTAAGCCCTATTATATTATGCGTTTGAGATATTACCCCTGTGCTTAATCCTTGTGATTGTGCTAAATCTTCACCTATAATTTCAATGGTTTCTATTTCCGTTATCTCCCCTGTAGACAATGATTGACTTTGGAATAAGTCGACCCCATTGATAATATGAGTTTGTGATACATTACCAACGCTTAAAGATTGGCTTTGAATTAATTCGTTTCCTTGTATTTCGTGCGTTTGAATTATTTCTCCGGTAGATATGCTTTGCGTCTGGAATAAGTCAACTCCTGATATTTCGTGAGTCTGTGATATGTTACCAGTTTCTAGGAATTGAGATTGGATTAAATCTTCTCCTATTATATCAATAGTTTCTATTATCTCTATTTCTCCGGTCTCTAATGTTTGACTTTGTGATAAGTTCACCCCCTCTATTATGTGAGTTTGTGAAATAATACCAACGGCTAAAGACTGATCTTGTGCTAGACTGTCTCCGGCGATTTCGTGAGATTGTGATATAAGTCCAGTTGAAAGCGTTTGGTTTTGAGTTAAGTCTTCGCCTATAATATCAATACTTGCTACTGGTGTATCATAATCGACAGTTAATGAAATATTATCTATTAATAAATTAACCTCTGCACTGTTATTCTTTCCAGTATCTAAAACAAAATTAAGTCTTATCCTTATACTTGAATCACTTGATTGAATCGGGACCGGAATTGAAACCGGAGAACTATTTGAATAACTCACATAGCTTGTTGTTCCACTTCCTGATTGACTTGATTTTAATGTTGCTTGTAAATTGCCGCCTGAGTCCCTAACTTCTAAAGCTCCTATTGTGTATCCGTCTGCAACGTTGTAAACATCGCAAAGCCAATCCAATGAACTTGAATCTATTTGATTTATTATTGATTCTGTTGGCACGCCTAATGCCTCCCAATTAGTTGAAATTTCTAAATAGCCAGATTCTAAATCACTCCTGCCATAACAATTAATAGCCCAACAACCTCCATTATTACCACCTGAAGATTGCCAAACTCCTGAGCCGTCCCCGTTTACATTATAAACCCAACTCTCAGAATCAAAGTTATATGTTTTGACTAATGTAGACACCTTTTAAGGCGTTACGTCTGCTATCTCGTGCGTTATTGCAGGAAGATTGACCGGATTCCCAGACGTTACTACTTGCGGTGTAATTTCTGTTACTATTATTAAAATACTGCCCGAACACCAAGCCATATGATTAGCTGTTCCCGTTGCAGATGCAACGACTCCTGTTTGTGCGTTTGCCGTTAGCTTTCTACCGCTAACCGTGCCGTTTGCTAATATATAATCTCCGCTTGTTAAATCTGTTTTGCTTACAACTGATGTTGCAATTGCTGCTGCTCTGTCTGCTGGTTGCGAAGTGCATAAATAAACCTCTGTTCCGTTTGTTTTCCAATAGTTCAGTTCGCCATCCATCATTGAATCACTCAAATACTTTGCCATAACTTTTACTTTATGTTAATAATCAATTACTTACAAAGTTATACTAATTTTATTTAACTACAAAAAATCATTATTTAATTAATCTATGTCACAATAAAAAAAGAGACACTTAATAGTATCTCTTTAAAAGTACCGGATATTAACACCCACTGTAATCAATATTCCTGTGTCAAAAAATATAAATATTATCTAAAATGGTGGCATTTTACCCATAAACGCTATGTCAAAAAGTGTAAATTTATTTAAACAAGTGGAACTGCTCTTCAAGGTGAGCTGAAGCCGCCGCGATTGCATCCCCTGCATCATCTTCTTTCTTTGAAGTCTTCAATAGCCTGAACATTTGATTCATAAACGCATGGAGTGTTGGGTTTGGATTCTCTGGGAAGTAGAAATTGTTTTTAATTATACCGGACTGGCTTATGATACGAGCCATTTTATTTCCCTTTGACCATTGCCCCCAGACCTCAATGTTTGGTAGTTTTTTTTCCATTCTACGCTTAAAATAAGCCCCAGCGTTATTTGTTTCTATGTATAACCGCCTTATTTTGTTTGTTTTACATTTGGAAATGATCTCACTTTCTTGAAGTGTTAAATTTTCTTGATTGAATATAGCATCGAATACGTAAACATTATCACCTACCACCTGCATTATAGGCATTGAGAAGTAGTCTACTCCTTCATCTGCTGTGTCTGCTGCTGCAAACGTCCATCCTTGCATAACTATTTTATCCTTGCCGTTTTCGGTTATTATTTCAGTTGGAATGTGTTTGTAGCGTTTGATTGTGCTTCTCGGAAATACCTTTGTCTCGTTGTCGTCTATGGCCTCACACATGTAATTAGCGTAAAAGATTACCCTAGTGCTTGAATCTACTAACATTCTCTTTTTCAGCTTCATAAACGCATCCTTACCCATTAACTCATCACAAAGCATTTCGTCTTTTTCTTCATTATAGATAGGCATTGATAAAATATGCCACTCATCGCCCTCAGTTGCTTCTAGTATAGATTGCGGATCTCTTTCACCCCACAATGTAGCACAAAAGATTTCTTTCACTTCACCGCCCTCTGCTGAGTTACGACTTGAAAATGTACCGGACAACCATCGCCATATCTTTTCCATTGCGGTGTCATTAAGTGCCTGCTCTGCGTCCTTTACAATATCATCCATTATTCGAAGGGTTGCCCCTTTACCAGTAACACCACCGGAAACACCAACCCCTAAATAATTAAAGTGTTCACCTACTAAAGCCCACTTCTGAACTGCTGAATCACCTCTTTTAATTTTAGTCTTTGGAAATATGTCTGAATAAACTATTTGGTCTGAAGTGTTTTTAATTTCTTGTATGCCGTCTCTTGTGTATCTTGAAAAGTCAGTTGCTTGTGAATCTGACCTTGACGCGGTTATGATTCTTTCCTTGGTGTTTAATCCTAGTACCCATTTAGTGAAATTAACCAACGTCCTGGACTTTCCCATCTGGGGCGGCATCCTTACCATCATTTTAGTGCACGGCTCGCCGTTTGGCTTTAATAACTTATTTAGGTAAAAGTATTCAAGAGTATTACAAAGAGTGATTAAGTGTGCGCGCTCAGGCTTGTAAAAGTCCGGTTCTAACGTATTACAGAACTCCCAGAATTTACGCTTTGATAATTCGATATTTAAAAGCGCGTCGAAATTCATTCAGGTTTCTTTCCGTATTTTAATTGATATAGTTCAGGGAATGATCTACATTCTAATCCAGTATTAGACATTGTGCCGTCAGAGCTGGTATTATCAATCTCCTGTTTAGGTAATCCAAACCCTGAATCCATTAGTGCCTTGTATGCGTGAGTATCGCCTTTACGCGCTTTCTTTATCTGTGCGAGCGTTATAATGTCTGCCTGTGTTAAGCGTTCATTCTCCCCCGTTATTGGATTCTTTGCGCTCTCCATGGCCTCTAGCCATTGTTTTGCTATCGTTGCTCTGTTGAGTGATCCTTTCGGTCTTCCGTTGGGGTTTCTTACTTCCCCTTTCTCTGCTGGTATTAAATTCTCAGGTTTTGGCATTTCATCTAATTATTTTCTAATTATTTAGCTCCAAAGCTTTACAGCAATTTCACACTTTTTATTAATTTCGTTTAATCTCTTTTTTGCATACGTAAGAGAGAAAGAATGTGAGCGTTCTATCGTTCCATCTTTCAACCCTTTGTGATGTTCCATTGCCTCTTCGAGTTGTACATTAAAAAACTCTAAACTTTCAGGCATCGAAAGATCTATTTTATTTGCCATGCTTTCCCAATAAGAAGTGCGTTGTCTGTATGCTTCTGCCTTATCAAGTTCATTCATTGCATTACTCATTCTATTCCAATTCCTTTCAATCAACGCCCTGTGTCTCTTTTCGCTGTGGTGTCCTACCTTTATAGGTTCACCAAGTGATAAAAAGTCTTTGGCCTCGTTGCTTTTCCCTCTCCAGTCATCACTGCGCTTTTCCGCATTGTTTGCATAACCGTTTAATTTTTCAACTTTGTTCTTTGCTCTCTCTTGACTATTGAATCCATCAGTACGGGTAATTGAATAACAATATAAAGGCTTTTCTTTTGTTCCAGTATATCCAATAAAATTATGAACTATATGTTCATTCTCTTTTCCATACTTGGTTTCAACTATAATAGTAGAACCTTTTTCTTGTTTCTCTTCACATTGTGCTACAAATACGTTAGGGCAATATTTCTTGTAAGTATTCATAATTGTTTATGTTTTGTTTTATGCAAGAAACAAATAAGTATGTTCTTAGTATATGATTTTAATCATGTTTATTATTTTTATTATATTCTAGAGCGTGAAGGTGGTTGTAAACCCCATCTTCGAACTGGATTGTCCGACGCTTTTTATTTAAGCTACTCACGCATATTTTGTAAAGTTAATTATCTTTTTGTCTTTCTGCAAGTGTTATCTTTTCTCCTTTGTACATTCCTGCTCCTTGTTTATCTATTTCGCTAAATGGAAGTATTGGAACTGTTATTCTGCATGTTTTGTCTATTAGGTAAATGTATCTATTTTGGTAGCCTTCCACATTAACACATCCAGCATTTAAAAATTGATTAACACTTGAAGCTCCGTTGTCTTTTAAACCCAACTCTTTTAGTATTCTATTTCGTTTCGCATTACCAACTTGTGTTAATGTCATTCTGGTTACTCGCTCACCTTTGGGTGTTTCTATTATCTGTGTGCTTTTCTTAACGTTGGTTAACTTAAATCCACTCGCCCTATATATTGTACCGTCCCCACATTGCACAGCATCACTAAACGACAATATCCATTTTATATGAGGTGCATTTTTTTTAATTAATCTTACTGCAATAGCAATGCATCGACTCTCTGAGTATTTTGGTAGATATTCATCAAATGCCATTCTATTCAATTCTAACATCTCATTCCATAAACATGGCTGAACAAGCGGCAGCACCTTTGATTTATCCATAGGACTGCCGAAACTCATAACACCATGCATTTTACCATCAAGAAAACAACCAAAATGCAATCTACTTGTATTTGACACAGTTCCCGAATAATGCACCTTTTTTACAAAAGGAACAGCTGTTTTACTATTTATGACCTTAACTATTATTTCCTTTGCTCTGCCCATTGCATAATAATTAAATAAAGTGCGTTTCCGTTGCTGTTCTCATTTCCCATTGTTTCGGCATACTTATACTCTTCCGTTTGTTTAATATCTGCTATTGCGTTCTGTATTTGCTCCGCTTGTTCATCTGCCAACGTGAATGTCATTTGTTGAAATGGTTCTTTATCTCCATCGGGTAAGCTAAACCCATCTGTCATATCTTCCTCAGCTACATCGAATCCTCCTAAATCCAAACCCCAATCTTCCAAATCTGCCGCCTCCCATTCATTCGCTAATATCTCCCAATCATGCTCACCAAACCCTACATTGTCAACAATTATAAACCTGCGCTGTTCGTCCTCTGTTAGCTCGTCTGCTCGCTTTACCCATTCATCTGGGATCTCTTTATACTTTAACTCTTCGAGTGCCTTTAATCGCATATTACCACCAAGTACAACGTTGTTCCCATCTATTACCATCGGACGCAAACTCATCATTTTAGGAAACTCTTTAATTGAGTTAACTAATTTCTTGAATTTGTCATCCTTTATTATTCTTGGATTGCTTGGATTTCTTTTTATTTCAGATAGTTTCATCAATCAGTTCTATTCTTTGCTGTTCTGTGTAAGATGCCATATATCAGTCAGTTAATTCAACTTTTAAAAACAATTCGGATATTTCCTTTAGCTTGCTTATCGCTTTCTCCGGCTTCACTTTGTATTTCTGGCAAAACTTGAATAACTTACTATCTAGTTTGTCGATTAAGTAACATGCCCTTTCGATATCTTTTTGTTTTTCCTTTTCCATTATTTTATTTTTCGAAATGAATACAACCGAACCAACTCTTTGTTTCATACTCAGAACCTGCACCATCGTGTGCGCATAAAGGAGTGCTTTCTACCCCAGACTCATCTAAATTTGGATATTCCTCTCCGTCCTTTGCGCTTAGCTTTGCACACTTCCCCATATCCTTATAAAAGTCTGTATCTTTTTGTGTTGTCCAATTTCTACAATCTTTACATTCCATTATTCAACGTAGTTAATAACGTTTATCATTTAAAATAGTTCTTTATTCGATTTGTAAGTGCCGATCTTTGTTCTCTCAAATAGATAATCGTTTGCTTTTAGTGTTATCAAGTATGTTTCTGTTTTAACCATGTCTTGCAAGTTAGTTATTATTAGTTAACTAAACAAAATGTGTTGTTATATCTGAGTTATTCATCAACCCATAAGTCAACAACTTCAGTCATTTCGCTAGGCAATAAACTGTTTTCGTCGCCCATGTAAAATGTTAGAAAATCAATTATTGATTCCCGTTGATTGGTTTTATCACAAGCCACATAAAGCCGTTCTTTCATCTTCTCAATCCCTCCGGCCTTTTTTATCTTGCTTGTTTCTATGTATAAACAAACAGTTTGTTTCTTGTCTTTGGAGGGCTTGCGTCCTCTTGTTTCTTTTTTCATGTTGTTAGTTCTTTTCCAGTTAATGAGAAGTAAATGTTTTGTAGTTGGTGAACATATTTAATATGGTCTATTTCGATGCAATCACAATGTGATTCTATTATGAACATATTTGACATAACTGTATAACAAAGCACCTCCTGTTTTAAAGAAACATTATCTTGATATTCAGTATCATATTCTCCTTTGCCCCATCCAAATTTAACTAACCATTCTTCTGTCAGTGGAATAGGCTTAATGTCTTCAATATTGCATTCGATAAACATCCCATCAGTACACTTTAATTCAATAAAATAAGGTTCTTCGTTAAAATCTTGATTAATACCATGAACGGATAAACTATCGCTGTCTGTGTTTACTAAATTCCCGATTCTTAATTCACTTGCTTTCATATTTTTACTAAGTTTTCAAATCCTGTAACTATTCTATTTTGTTCGGTCGGTCTAATACTCCAGCTCCTACTTTTTATTATCGGTTCGTTATCTTCAGATACTTGCAAAAATGTATTCACATTAGATTTTCGCAACTTAATCAGGCGCAGAAATTCTCCGCTTGATTTGTGTTTGTATAATTTACATTGCAGCATAAGTAATTATTGCCTCCGCAAGTTGTTTAGGTGTTTTGTATCCATTCCCTAAAGCTTCGTTGAAAAATTCATTTACCATTCCTTCTGCTTCGCTAGGAATGAATTTTGCGATTCTTGCTGTTACTTTATTTTTTAGTGTTGCAGTTGTCATGATGTTTTGTTTTAATTATTATACTTCAAAGATACACCTTTCTTTTTAATATGCAACTATTTAATAAATATAATATTAATTAATGTATCGAATTGTAACATTTGTTACAAAAAAAGAGGAGTTGGTGCGACACCTTCCCCTCCTTCCCCTTAAATTTATGAAAATAAACTATTATAAAAAAACCTCAACTCAAATGTACGCATTATTTTAGTTATTTACAATATTATGACAAACGTCATGTTTTACTAAAATTAAATAGTCGTACTTAGCCACATCAAATTAAAATTAACATCATGAAAACATTAACAGTTGAAAAAGTAATTACATTAGTAAAGGTATTATATTTTGTAGCGATAGTATTAGCAGTAATATATTTAAAATAAACATTATGAAAGATCAAAAAATTAAACCGTTCCATTGGGTTATATTTATAGCCATTTTATTATTCCTTTTATTTGGAGAATCATTAATTAATAATTTAATCAAATAATCATGAAAAATTCAAAGTTAGTAATTGCAGGTAGATCCATATTAGTATTACTTGTGATAGGTATATTGTTTTGGTATTTAATATTAAACTGGATATTTTAAGATCATGGCACGAAAAAGAACCGACACTAAACGAGCAGTTGAAATTGGGCTGAAGGCAATCAGGAGACAGCACAGCACCTAAAGGCTAAACAACTGGTAGCAGAACACAACGAACTAATCAAGGGTAAGAAAGTAACCAAGGAAAAGGTTGTGGGCGGTATTCGATTATATAAATTACATTATACAGATAAATAAATTATTATGAAAAATTCACACGAAAGAACAACATGGACTCCAGAATCTAGAAAACAACACAACAACCGCAAAAGGACAAAAGGCAGAAGAATACAGACCACTGCATGCGGTAAACAAGTGTCTCATGAAACAATTAATGCAATCAGTAGAAAGACAGCATTGCTTAACTTCTTTAATCGTATAGAGGTTTTAAAAAGTAAATGGCACAAAGTGCATCCTGAATATCAAAATAAACAAAAGGATTAATTTGCACACCTCAATAAGATTTCGTTACTTTGCAATAAGGTGAAATATAAATTTGAACATAGTAGTGTATTTACTCAAATTCTCTTAACAAAGGTTAGGATTATTTCACCTTATATAAGCCCGTTTAGTATTAATTTACTGGATGGGTTTTTTGCGTTCTGTAAACTATAAAACATCAGGTGAATTGGGCTTATCCTGTAGCCGTATAGATGAACAAGGAAATACAAGATATTGTTTAAGGGTTAAACTACTAAAAAAGGGCTCACAACAAAGCGGAACACTTCCCACAACCGAAGAACCGTATTAAAGCATATTTTAGACCGTGAGAGTAGTTTGATTATTGGAAAGTACCAGAGAGATTTAAACCTCTTAGAAAATGGGCTTAAACTTTATCAGCTAACAGATTATCGTTATGAACTGCATAAGGGATTATGCTTAAAGAAAGGGTTGTTGAATCTAATAGTAAAGTACTATTTTAAACTAAATTCAAAACACTGACTTTTGTCATATTTTCCTATTTGAAATAGTTGTTACTTGCATACATCAAAACAAAACTATTATGAAACTTCAAGAATTAAGAAACGATTTCCAACAACACAGAATCGAAACAAAGAAAGCATTTAATGTTTTTATGGGTAATAAAACAACAGAGAATATGAATCTGTATAACGATGCTAGAGATGGAAGAAATGATTGTTTAAGAATGATTGAACTGTATAATTAAACAACATGGCATACTTTAGAACATTCAACGGGCCAACAGTAGAGTCACACAAAGAACCGGAAGCATACGACTGCACGGAATGTGGAAGCGACAGAACAACAACTAATCATTTTGTGGGTAACGTTGAAATAAGACGTTGCCACGATTGCGGATGTGAATTTGAAAAATTGTAGGAATAAATTATGGAAAACTTATTAGAACGAATGAAACCGGAATTTAGTGAGCTGCTAAATATAAAAAGCGACACTAATTTATACATCCATCAGATAGTCATAGAGTGTCTTGTGTTTAATTATTTCTGTAGTAAACTAACGATTGATGAGCTTATTAACTTAGAAAGCTTTACACACCCACTTACAACTATTAGTATTTATGAATATCTTAATATGTTTGACGATGATTAACATACTAATACTATTTATTTCCCTTTACTTCATTGTAAGCACTCTTTTATTCGTAGTTGCTATTACATGGCTTAAATGGGTTGTATTTAGCTTTGAATTTGATTTTAATGAAGATAATAATATAATTTAAACGAAATGGAAACACTGAAGAAATTAAACAAAGCTATTGAATTAATCAAAGGCAAGAATCTAAAAAAGAAAGGTAAAAATACTTTCTCTAAATACGATTACTACACACCTGATCAAGTATCTGAATTAGTAATCGGTGCTTGTCACGAAATTAAACTATTTCCGAAGTTCGATTTAAAGCGAAATGAACTTGGAATTATGGGAGTGCTTAGTATTTATGATATTGAAAGTGATGAGTCACCTGTGGTGTTTGAAATGGCTTCAGACATACCAAGCATTAAGGCAACCAATGTAAGCCAGCAATTAGGAGGTGCAATGACTTACACTAAAAGATATTTGCTTATGAATGCTTTTGATATTGCTGACAACAATCTGGACTTTGATACAACTGAAAATACAAAGAAAGCACAGTCACAACCAAAACATGAGTCACTATCTAAAAGTTTAGTTAATCGGGTTAAGGATTGTATAACAGTTGCAGAGGTTACAACTTTATGGAATGCAAATAAAGACATTCATAAGAACCAAGAATTTATTGATTTGATTGCAAATAGAGGCAAAATATTAAAACAAAACGGAATAACAGAATAATTATGGAATCAGCAATTAACATTTT